CACTGTTTGCCCAAGTTTCTCCATCATCTGCATCAAACACTTCGCCTACCTGTTCTTCGTGAGCCATGGCATTGATCATGTCTCCCATTATGGGTTCTTGACGGTCATGCTTGTTGCCGTGATCAGCACCTGCTTCAATATTGTGTAAAATATCCATCAAGTCTCGAACGCCCTGTGCGCCTGCACCATTTAAACTGACATTCATGCTGACACTGTCTTGTTGTGGCGGTGGTGAACTGTGCCCCATGCCACCTAACATGCCGCCCATGGATCCCATTGGTCCGCCAATGATCTCGATACCTTCTGCATCTGTTGGGCCGTCAGTGTGTACTGGAGCAACTTTACTAGATGCATCATTATATGCTTCACCTCTTACTGCACCGGCGTTTGCTGGAAGTGGCTGTCCCGGAGCAATATTGGTCTTTGATGCAACTGGGTTTGACATTGTTACTCCACCACCAACTGGCTGAGCACCTGGAACATTACCAGATGCCGCATTGGGGATTCCAGCAGGTGCAGCCGGTAACGTTCCGGCGGCTTTCATACGCTGGAATCTTTCCGTAGCAGATTCTTCGTCAAGAATTCTAATTTTCTTGTATAATTCTGTGAAGTTCATTATAGTGCTCCTTTGGGTAATTTGATCTGTTTAGTAAAAATATTTGTAGCATTATTTTTTACTTTTACTTGTTTACCCGAAGTTTCCTTCACATGCTTAGGGGCACTTGCGGCCAACAATTCATCATTGTAACCTTTAACTTCGGTTCCTTGATGTTTTTCTCTGTTTAATTCTTGTAAGAAACTCAACGCACGTTTGTCTCCAACTAAATCTTGATGATTGCTAGGTTCCTGTTCTGTACCACCTATTGCTTTACCAGTACGTTGATCATGTTGATGATTGATTTCAAATTCTTTTTCTTCAGCTATATTTTTAACTTTGATTTTGTTGTGCGGTAGACTTAACACGGACGCAAGTTTGTCTTGTATCTGTTGATTTGTTGCTGGGTAATTTGTAGCAACATCAAACACAGTCATGCTGATATTCTTGTGTTCTGGAAATTCGCTATGACGTTCTTGAATAGGCACACTTTTTCCGGCGCTGACTGAACCCACGTGGAATTCGCCCAGTGCCCCTTTGATTTTTTGGGCAGTTTCTTTGCCACAGTCCATGGCAATCTTTACTTTAAATTCGTAAATCTTTTTGCTTTCTGTTAGGTATTCTTTAAATGATTTCATAGTTGTGTTCCAGTAATGTATTTATTTCATATTCTTTAATTTTTCAAGCAAACTATTGCGATCTGTAATAATTACACCATCTCCCGAAATGTTAATACCTTCGTCAGAATTTATAGAATCCTGGTCTAGCTTTTGCTTTTTCAATTGAAGATCAATCATTTTTAATTTTTTGTCTAGTTTTGCAGTTTTGGCACTTATGGCATGTCCCAGCATACTGGCGGCTACTTCAAACAAACGTCCGCTGTAACGTGCTTCCACGTTCATGCCCAAATCCATGATGTCTTCATAGGCATCTTTTGCTTTTTGTGCCAGCTCATCTAGTTCTGCATCGCCTGCATCTCCTAGCCCTTTGACCGCTGGCAGTGCCGCAGATATTTTGTCAAATTCATCCATGTCTCGGAGAAACGGCGCAGACACTTCGGCTTTGCGTTGTTCTTTTTCTTCCTGCTTGATAATTTTCTTACTTTCAGGAAGGTTCAGTAGTTCTTCAAGTTTTTTAGTCATACAATTACTTATGCTTAAACTTGGCTGAATATATCATTTTCGTTGAGTATTCGGAACTTGATACCCTGTTGTCTGCACCAGTGATTGGCCGCAGTCCATTTGGCTTGGTTCTTGACAAATTGTGCTTGATTGAATTTGTTCTTGCCCACACGTTCCAATATGCTTTGACTTGCTGGCTTAATTTCTATAAGTTCCGTCAAAACACGATTTCGCTTGTCCACATACTGAATAAAAAAATCAGGCACATACACTGTTTGTCTTTCAGTAAGAGGATCTCTGTAGGGAATCTGAATGGCTTCGCTTGCCCACTTTTGAACGCTTTTGTTGTTGTCACAAAAATTCATAAATGTCCATTCCCAACTGCTTCTATAGGTAGGAACCTTTGTACCCACATACTTTTCAGGGTGTTTCATAACAAATTTGCCGCGAGAGAATTTAGCCATATTAGATTAATATGTTTCTACTTTCGTAAGTGTTTGTGGTAGGTGCTTTTCTGTAACCCAACAAACTGGTTCTATCTCTGCTGGCATTCAACACCTGGGCCACCACTTGACTCAGCTGAACATCAGTAAGGCCTTTGAGTGTGTCCAGCAATGTGAAAACATTGACGTTTTCAGTACGGGCTTGATTTAACAATATAATTGCAACAGATCCTGCTCCTGTTTTATCAAATCCTCGCTTGACAAAAAATGCCATAACTGCATCAATTTGCCCCGCTGGAAAACTCATAGGAGTTTTTGTCAAATTGTTAAAGAAAGTTTTAACAAGTGATGGGTTATTTAATTGTGTTACTGGTATATTAGAAGCTGACATTATGAAAATAATCCTCTAATGGAATTTCCAACTCCGCTGGCAGCATCTGATATTGCACCGCCTGCTGATGATAATGCATCGCCGATGTCGCTTGCGCCCGGGAAACTAAAATCACTTAGGCCGCCGGCTGAGTCACTAAACTTGTCTAACAAGTTGGCACCAATTCCAATTACCCCAGCGACTCCGGCAGCGGCTCCTAAAAATCCAGCCGCATCGCTTAATGGTGATGATGATTCTTGACTGTTTTGATAAGTGTTTACTTGTGCCAATGCATTTGACAGTGCGCCTGCGGCAAGTCCTGTTCTATCTAGAGTGGTAACAAAACTGGGCCCACCTTCAGACTTGGACAGGTCTCCGCTAGCTTGTAACGGACTAGGAAATGCATCGTAATGTGCTACACCAAACCCTTCTGGGTTATCTGTATCAACAGCACCAACACTGTAACTGACTGCTTCGCATTGTACTTTCATATCAAAATCGTTAGGGCCTGTTTCACTGTAAGATAATTTATTATGATTAAAACTGGTTATTAAGGGATTCACCAGTTGATAACACACAAATTCGTGACGGGCCATTTGATATATTTTAATATAGCTAAAAAATGGAACAGTACTGCCTGCATCAAAACCATATGCTGCCGGGATAGAACTAAATGCCCGTGTGGCATTTCTAGAATATGCACCTGGTATAACGGCTGTGGTAGAATCTGCATAGTAATAACTGTAGTAGTTTTGCCACAGTTGATTGATTAAGCCCATGTTATCATCATGGAACTTGATACTGATATCGCCAGGTTTGTGTTGAGCTTGTACCACTTTTTTTCTGTTGTACTGATTTAACATTTCTGTTTGCACAGTAAAGCTGGGCAAGTCCACAGCTTTGACCAACATGTTGATTTCTTTACCGTGTGCATTTAGAATGAGAGGGTTTTTTAAAGTTTGTGGATTGATGCCAAACGCCACATGGAAAAGAAACTTGTGCTTGGGTGCCAGCCTAAACTGTTGCTGGTTAAACATCTCACTGGCATGGCGCTGGTCGCGCAATAGTGTGCCAGATGTATTTCTAAGATAGGTGGTGGGTGTAAATGCCATACTAATATTTATCTAAATAATAAACTACGCATTTAATGAATGTGTATAATAAAACCCGTCTAGACGGGTTTTACTATATTAACCGTTAGGAGATGCTACTACGGTACCACCGCCTGCTGTTGCTCTAGGTTGGGTAGTTGCTTGAGCGCCCACCCCAATCTCTTTAGTACCAGATTCATCACCAAAGTCAAATTGTGCGCAATTATCAAATTGAATGCTTAGATCAATGCCTGCGGCACCTTGTTCACTGTATTTCAAATCTTGATAGTTTGTGCTTACAAGATAGCAACCATAACATTCCCATGCTTCCAATACTTGGATTGCCGCGCCGCCGTTTCCACCGTCTAGCATTTCAATACGCATGGTAAACTTGTAATCACCGGCTGTGGCAGCTGAACTTTGTTCAAAGAAATCGAACTGTTTCTGATTCTGTTCGCCAACCAGTTTGGTAACACTGTTAGTAACATCGTCTCGCAATTTAATTGAAATAGGATCCCATACTGGCTTGCCAGCATAGTTAATCTTACTGTTGTAAAGATCAATAGTTTGGTTTGCAAACTTGACGCTTGGGCGAGCGGCTTCCGATACTTGTTTGGTCAATTCAGTTACTGTACCTACATTTGAACCAAAGTTTGTAAAAATAATTCTAAATCTATACTTTAATTTCGGCATCAGCAAGGCTTGATTTGCGCCTGCTACTGGAATTGAAAAGTTTGATAATGATGAAATTGCCATTTGTTATGCTCCGTTAATTATAGGCCTTTGATTGCGCCCGTGTTTTCTAATCGCATTGGAATGTAGATGAATTCCACGGCCTTTACTGGTTCGATAGCAACATCAACCCATAGTTCCGAACGATCTATGCGAGCAGGCGTATTATTGCTTGTATCGCACACAACAATAAAGTCATATAAAGCACGTTGCGCTGTTAACTCCAGCATCAGAGATTCAATTTGTTTCTTGATCTGATTGCGTGTAAGTTGATCGTTAGGCTCAAATATGTAAGGTTTTGCAATTTGATTCAATTGATAACGCAAGTAAATTACTAAACGTGCCACGTTGATGCGGTCTAGACTACTTGCAACCAATTGACGTGTTTTTTGTCCGTATACAACTAAACCAGTTCCTGCAAGATACGTGATTGGATTAACATGAATTCCTGCTAGCACATCGCGTTGTCCTAGGTTCAAAGCAACTGTGTTAAATTCTCCAGTTTCTGAATTTACATAACCAACTGAACTTGCGTTGGTTACTCCACCGCGACGTACACCAGCTGGTGCAAACCATGGATAAGAAACATTATCACTTAGAGCAATTGTGCGCAACATGATGTGGCTTGGAGGAACAACAACGTTGTTGCCCAACAAATCTTGTGTGAACGCCCATGGATAATAAATTGCCGCGTAGCTGTTTGTGGCAATCAATCCATCTGGACCGTCAATTGCGGCTCCGCCTGTGTTGTTGCCCCAGTTGCTCAATGTTGTGGCATCTGGTGCCAAACGTGCTGGAGGATCCATAACGATAAATGCTGATAAGCCGTTGTCTGTATTCAGTCCAATCAACGAACTGAAAGTTTCTGTGTATCCTGGGCAAGACAACAAGTTAAAGATAACTGTGTCTGGCGAGCGCAGAGCTGTGTTGCTTTGTATGGTAGATTGTATCTCTTGTAATACAACTGCACGTTGAGCTTTACGACCCAACTGTGCAACACCCAGGGTGCTGTTGGCGGCAGCTGATACCCAACGATCTGGATAGTAGTTTGTCTGCGCGGCGCCGGCCATGCGTTCGTTGGTACCAAGTGTATCTACATAAGCTGTTTGATATTTCTTGACATTGTAACCTGAACGACGTAGATTCCATAACAAGATTCCTTTTGGATATAGTGCTGGATCTGGACAGTCTTCGTCCACATAATTAGTAGCCAACAATGCTGTAATAGTAGCTGGCTCGCCAGCACCTGTTGACACAGCATTTAATGCACTGTTATCATTCCAACGAGCCTCGCCGAACACAACACCATTACTGCTGGTTTGATCAGTTACATCAATTGCTATCCATTTCTTGTTTAAGAAATCGTACTTGCTGATTTTTGGAAAATCTTCTATGTTGCTGGTGTCAATCCACAGGTCGCCGTTGGCCAGTGCAGATGATCCATCGCTTTGCTTCTTGGGCTGTGTGGCACTGATAATAGGACCGTTGGCATCAGTATTGCCGCTGCCTAGTCCTGTGGGGTTAAGAATTGCTTTGGCTTCTGCTGTGGTATAACCGCACCACTTGGCTCCGTTATGAACTAGGATGTCAAACTCTGACAAGCTGGTATCATACCATAATGTACCATCTGCTGGTGTGGTAGTTGGTGGATTTGCGCTGAGAGTTACCAAACCGCTACCAGTGCTGGTTCCGCCAACAGTGGCATACCACCAGCTGGCTAGATAATTATTGGTAACTCCGGTTGGACTTGCATTGAAATTCTTAGTAGTGCCCGCAGTGAATAATTTGCTCACTGGAGTATTAGTGCCGTCAACAAATACCAAATCACCGCCTTGTGAGTGGGTGATTGTGATGCTGTTGTCTGCATTGATAGCCAAACTAACCAACGGATCAGTTACTGCGGCTTGAAATGCAGTGGCTAGTGCTGTTGCAGTAGTAACTGCATTGGCTGTGGCTACAAATGATATTGTTGCAGATTGTACAGGTGTTGCGGCACTTCCTTTTTGGCTAGCGCCTACTGTAAATGCATAAGTGGTTGCACTTGTAAATGTGCTAGTTGTAATAATGCTAGAAGTCACGGTCATTGGGCCAACGCCGCCACGGAAATACACTTTGAAATCTGCCAATGCAGGCACTGCTTCGCTGTCATTGTATTTTACATACAATTGGCTAGCTGACAAGTTGATGCCGCCGCCGCTTGGATCCAAAGCGGCCAAGGCCGAGTGGCCATTTGCATACAATGCAACTGGTTGAGCAATCCACGAAGATGTGTCACTGCTGTATCTGCTAATGTTCAACTGAGCACCGCGATTTACTGCTGTAGTTTTAATCCACACACTGCCTGTTGGGTATCCGTTGGCAGTGTTGGTATTGATCACAGCTGATCCGTCAATGGTGCCGGATTCATATCGTCCATATGGTGGTATATTCATGTGGCTGCTCATGACCAATGCTGGTGCCTTGTAAGTTTTAGTAGTACTAAAACCAAAACCAGCGGTGTCTGCATTGATAACAATATCCGCACCAGTTGAATATAGTGTCAAGTATCCATTGTTGTTTGAGGCTGTGATGCCAGCGGCTGTTCCAACGTTAATGGCAGTTACCATGGCGTCAACTGTTGATACGCCTTCAAACAACACTGAATTGATTGATAATCCTGTGCTACCAGTTGTTATGGTACCAGTGGCAACAGTCTGACTTGCGCTGACTGTGTAGCTTGTGCCTGCTGTTGGTGTGCCCGTTGCACTGGCACTTAGAATATAAGTTCCTGTGCCGCCAGTGCCAGTTCCCAATGCTGAAATGTATGTAAACGCTGGTGTAATACCAGTAATTACCATACCAACTGCCAGTGTGCCAGTTACGCCACTAGT